GCACCGTTTTCCATGATGGCATGGAAAAGGATTGGCCTTCCCGTGATTGCGGCAATACCGAAGATAATACAGTCTTCAACTTCGCCATGATGTTTTTTAAGGTCATATAAATACTCCTTTTTTATTTGTGAGTATTGTACAGGAATATTTGCATTTAAGTAAGCCATAAAAAAACCTCATTTTATTGATCCCCAACTAGGACCAGATTCATAATCTACCTTATTTGGTACCTCTAGATCAACTGCATTTTCCATTATATCTTTTATTTTTGCAGCCTCCAAAGGATTAATAACAGATATATCAAGTTCATCATGGACTTGTATATGTGGTGTGATGCCTTCTTTATGTAACTCAATCATAGCTTTTTTTGTCATGTCGGCTGCTGATCCTTGTATTAATCTATTTAAAGCTTTGTATGTGTATGCTCGTTTAATCCCTGGTCCGTGTTCCAAGAGCGCTGCATCATGAGGCAATGCTTTATGTATTCCAAATTGATTTGGTTCCCACAAATGAAATCTGCATAGTCTACCTAGCAACGTTCTTATTTTACCTGAGTTTTGTGCTCTATTCATTACGTTGTCCATCAATTGTTTTACAAATGGAACTTTATTATGATACTGTCTAAACAAACTATCAGCTTTATCTTTAGATACACCTAGCTCTGCTTGTAATTTATTTTTACCCATACCATAGAACAGACCAAGATTTATGGTCTTAGCCTGTGATCTAGGTATCTCTGCCATGTCAGCGACAATGTCATGAAAGTCTGCATCGCCATCGCGATACGCATCCAATACTTCGCCCACTCCATAGAGATTCTGTAAAGCTGCATAATGCACTACCAACCTAGGCTCTTGCTGAGAATAGTCAAAACAACCCCAAGACATGCCCTCTTCGGGTATAAATAAAGACCTAATAGCAGGTCCAAGATCCTTGTTCCGTGCTGGTATTTGCTGTAAATTTGGGTTTGAATAAGAAAATCTACCAGTCACAGTTCCGCCATTATCTGATCTAAGCTGATTAATTTCTGCATGAATTCTACCTTTATGTGAATGCTTTAATATGGTATCAATAAACGTGGTATGGGCTTTATTAATTTCACGAGCCTGGGCTATTCGTTTCACCAGTGGGTGGGGGTGATTCTGTAAAAAGTTTTTAGTAAAGGAAGGTGCAGATGTTTTCTCAGTTCTATCATAGTTTAGTTTTAGTTTATCAAAAACTTGTGCGATTGATCGTGCAGCCCATATTTGAGTGTCTATTCCTGTTTCTTTTTTTACTTCTTGGATTAACTTATCTTCTTGTGATGATAATTGTTGCTTCAGTGTATGAGCTTTTTGAACATCGACTCGAACGCCACGAAATCTCATGTCCACTAAACATGGAAAAAGTTCCGTCTCGAGATCAAAAATAGAATTTATATCTTGGTGTAAAATTTCTTTTTTTAATTCTTTCCAAAGTTCTAATGTAAGTTCAGCGTCTTTTTCTGCATAAGCGCCAACATAAATGGCAGGTAGTTTATACATTTCTGCCTTGGCGTCAACACCCCAATCTTTTGCAGCTTGATATAAATCACTTTCATTTTTTGTTTTGCCGGTGTATCGTTTAGAACAGTTGTTTAAGTCATAGCGCATTTGATTTTCATCAACAAGGGCCGATGCAATCATCGTGTCTATAATTTTACCGCTAACACTTAAACCAATTGCTTGAATCCAACACACGTCATACATGGCGTTGTGAAATATTTTATCTGCAGGTGTATCTAGTACACCCTGAAACCACTTTAAAACTTTTTTCCTATCCATGTTGCCTCCGCCTTCATGAGCTATTGGATAGTAACCGGACCAACCTGGCACAGCTACAGCAACGCCTACAACATCTCCTTTACCAACTACAGATCCTGATCCCATTTTTATAAGGTCTGGGTCTTTAGTTTCTAAATCTATTGCAATCTCATCATATTTAGATAAATCTGGAAAATTTTCTGGTGGTAGCCATTCTGTTTGTGGTTTAAATATAGGTATTTGCATTATTTATTTTCCTTCCATTCATTATAACCATCAACCCATGAAATTTTCTTTTCTTCTTTTATTTCGTTAGGATAATCTCTATCAATGGCCATATCGATGTAATGTTTAGCTTTTAATAAATCTTCTTTCTGATTTTTTTGTTTGTGTCTGCACAAGTATTTTATAGCGTTCCCTTCTGCAAACGGCAAGTTATTTTTATTTATAAACTCTGATGGCTGTATGACCATGCTTCGATAGTGATTTCCGCCTACCTGCTTTTTATATATATCACTCATACCATAAATCCTTTCTCATATTTTTTTGGTTCTATTATGTGTAAATTTTCTTTTGTTCTTGTTGCTCCAACGTAAAACAACCTGTTTTCATCATCTGGATCTCTTTCATAACCTTTCATAGTATTTTGTGTTAAGTCAGTTAATAACACAACATTCTGTGATTCACCACCTTTAGCTCCATGTATAGTAGATAATTCTATTCTTGGTTTTTCATTTAATCTTTCTTTATTTGCTCTCATTTTTCTTAAATAATTTACTTTAGTTTGTCCTGCATCATCAAACGCTTCATACCAAACTGTTTTAACTTGTAGACCATAGTCTCTTACAAGTTGATCTATTCCATAAAAAGATTCTTTTGCCATACCTTTTATTTTTTTCTTGTGCCAATGTTTAGGACCCATGTATTTAATAATACTTTCTATTTGTTTATAAGAAATTAATTGACCCTGTCTTAAATGTTCCCAAGCTGTAGCTGCCTCATGTAAATCTTTTTCTGTGCCTCTTCTGTACCGTGATGAATAATATAATCCACGTTGATATAAGGACTCTTCTACATCTTTTAATAAATATTTTGTTCTAGCTAATACTAGCCATTCACCGGATGACATGTCAATTGTATCAGCGTTGTAATGTCTATGCAAACTTCCTTGTACAGTTTTTGGTTGCCATGTTTTGTCTATTCTGTTTCTAATTCTATTAATTATACCCATTGCTACACCATGTACTTTAGCTGGTATTCTAAATGATTGTGTTAGTGGTAAGTATTGTCCTTCTAATGCTATAAAAGAATCTACATCTGCGCCAGCCCATTTGTATATTGCTTGGTCATCATCACCCGCAATAAAAGAATCTTCAGTTTTATTCCAAATAGTTTTTGCCATGTCCCATTGCATTAATGATAGGTCCTGAGCTTCGTCAATAAATACTACATCAAACTTTGGTGACTTGTCAGATTTTGTAAACTCTGTAATCATGTCATTAAAATCTATTAAGTTATATTCTTTTTTGTATCTTTTTAATTCGTTGTCTATAATTTTTAATGTGCTTCGTTCTAAATCTTGTGTGTGTTCGTTAAGATCAAACTGTTGTTCAGGTGTTATATTTCTTAATTGTGCTAGCTGTATGATACGTAGATATTCACTGTCAGAATTAAATGCACTACCTTGGTCTTCTTGATAATCTGCATAGGTTACAGGAAAACCTAACTTCTTTCCTAAATCTTTGTAATGTCTTTGTTGCATAACTTGATCTTTTTTTATTCCAAGTTTTCTAAATGCTAGTGAGTGTAATGTTCTAAAATAGGGTAAGTCATCTTCTGTAAGATTAAATTTTTTTATTGCTCTATCTCTTGCTTCGTATGCAGCTTTCTGTGTAAATGCAAAGTATCCAACTTTATCAGGATCTGTATTTTTTAAATAGTCATCTACTTTGTTTAACAAAGTTGTAGTCTTACCTGTGCCTGGTGGTCCTAATACTATTGTTCTCATTAATAAGGGTCTTTCGGTTTAAGTTCTTTTTGTGTATAATCATCTGTTTTTTTATCAAATTGTTTTACAACAAATACAGATATTCTTTCTTTACTTATTCGTTTGTCATCACAGTTGCATGTTTCTTTTAACATTTGTGCTGTACGTGAATAGGGTACATCCCAACGTTTTCTAATTAAAAACTGATTGTAAAATTTATCAAATATAAAATGATGATAGCCGTCTTTAGTTAACACACCTCCACGTTTTAAATCTTTAACATCAGATCCTATGTGTCTATCTAAACAAAACTCTTCTAAATGATTTTGTAATTGATCCTGCGTAGTCACACCCTCTGGTGGATCTATTGGTTCATGATTCTTCATCAGTGGGTTTATTATCATGTCCCAGTCTTTTGGTTTTACTGTTGGTGGTTTAAAGTCTAGCTGTTCCATACATGCTTCCTGGAATAAACTTTGTTGTTTTAAAAATTTTACATTTTCTAAGTGTAGTCGTTCACCGTCTACATTAAGATAGTAGTATGGCTTTTCTAATTTAATTTTTTGTAAATCAGTTAACGCAGGAAACACTATCTCTTCGCCAATACCAAACTTTCTTTCTCTACATAATTTTTTATCACACAAATTACACATGGGTGTGTCATTACATTTGTAACCCCATTCTTTTTTATCATGCTGTCTTTTAATTATTTCTACTTCAGATTCACTTAATGGTGTTGTTGATGCTGTTGCATTAAACAAAGTCATTTTACTTTTCCACTCTGCTGGCCATTTCTTTTTAGCATATACACCAAAATGAAA